CCACCCTCGATGTGCTTGCCATCAACAACGAGCTGCTGGGCTTCCCAAGCCTTGACATAGTAGCCATTCAGGAATTCGCCAGCGGGAATGACAGCGTCATCGACATAAGCCTTGTCGCCGACGATGGTGTTGGAGATCAGATACAGATCGCCATCAAAGGTGAGGAAGCTGTAATTTGCAACATCCTTATCGGACTTCAGAACAGGATTGATCTTGGCAACATCAAGCATGCCAATAGTATTGATTTTACGATTATGTTTGTCAGCTTACTAATTGATTTGAAAGAATAGAGTCTATATCATCGAATTTCCAATGCGGAATTCTGATAAGACGAATGTTATATTTTGAACAATACTCATCTTTGAGGCGATCATGACGCCTCGTGGTTTCAAAAGCTGCTTTACCACCAAAGAACTCATTTGGAGCAAAGTGTTGCGCCCCGTCATATTCAATGACAGTATTGTATTTAGGAATATAAAAATCAAATGGCAAGGGGTTTTTGTCTCTACAATCTTTGAAACAGTGCTCAGAATAATACTGTATCCCCCGATGCGTCAACCAACTACGAATTACCTTCTCGCCCTTTGAAGATATGCAATGAGGACATCCATGCAACGAATCAACCATTGCATGTGGAATCCCTAAAAAAACTTCGCCACACCTCAAGCACTTACAACGAAGCTTCACCCGGTTGTTCTGGTATTTGTCAAGAACAACAACGGATGGATGCCTCTCTTTCATTTGCATCACAAACTCTTCGTGAGTCTTTTTCAATGTTCCAGCACAGCGTGCACAAGAACGGCCATTCAACAATGAATTAGGAGTCGTATGCCATACGCGACCACAAATCTTGCATCTGCACTCGATCTTGGTGCAACTATTTTTATACTCGCCAAGAATCTCTATGCTTGGGCTTATTGACGCTATTTCAGAAACAAACTCCTTATGCGTTTTATGTTTTAATCCGGCGCACTTCGGACATCCGTGCCCCATGTATAAGCTGTTGGCGCATACGTCATATGTATACATGCATTCTTTGCACTTAACACGAACGCGAGAGCGCATATTGATATAAGGAGTTAAAATTTCGAGAGACGGAACCTTTTTAGCTACGTCATCAACAAACTCTTCATGTGTCTTTCTTTTCATTTACAAACGGTTTGCTATTCTCTAAATCAAATCAGTAAGTTTCGGTTCGCTACGCCGTGCAAGCCCTATGGGCTTCTCGTACTTTCGCACGAGTCCAGACTACATCATTCATCATGCCTGCAATGCAGGTTTAGATGCCCTCCACTTCAGAGGCGCTTGCCCCTTAACGGCATTTCAGCCGATAGTCGTTGAACCTTCCCCTGTTCGGGGCTTGGCTGCTGATTTCCCAATTCGCATACTTTTCAAACCATATCCATTTGAGCATATTTCATCTCTCTGTTTCGGTAATGCGACTCTAAGGGGATTCCAGCAATTCAAAGGGATACACTACACACTTTCGTAATGCAGCGGACTATTCTGTGCCAAGATATTTTTCTCGTGCACTCCTAATCATTTTTTGTTCATCCTTTCAGATCAGAAAATATTGTCATCGTCATCATTTTCGTTGATGAAGCTGACTTCGCTGAAGATGTCTTCAGTCTCTTTTGCAGCATTCTGCTCTGCGACAACAGCAGCCTGATTCTCAGCTTCAGTCTTGGCCTTTTTACCAATGCCTTCCCAGACTTTGTTGACTACAGAATTGATCTCAGAATTGACGGGATCATTCTTGAATGCTTCGATTTCATCCTTGGCGTACTCGCGCTCTTCATCGGAGAAATCCTTGAGCTCTTCGTTAAGCTCGCGAATGCGCTCCTTGGCATGAGCGGCGGCCAACTCGGCGCGCAGAACATCCATTTCCGCATAGAGCCGCTCCACATTCTCGTGGGCTTCATTGAGGTCGTTTCGACAATCATTCAGAGCGGCCTCCAGAGCAGCTACATTCTGCAGAGCCTCATTCTTTTCAGCAACAGCGTTCTCCGCTGCAGCATTGGCTTCGGCGATTTTAGTTTCGCAGTCAGCCTTGCAGGCGTTAATCTCACTTGCGTGAGTAGACATCTCGCTTACGACCTGCGAAACGAGAACCTTGATTTCATTGTCAGTCATCGTGTCGATGCCCTCCTCAGTTTTTTTGTTTAGCTCGACAACGCGCGCAGCATCATCTGCAGGCTGAACGCCGAGCAAGGCGTATCCAGAAAATATAAACTCAGCCGGAATTCGTCCTTCAGACTTATAACCATATTTATAAACGATTGCGTCGTTATCGTCTGTTTTCAGAATTTCAATACTGCCAGAAGGCGGTGATCCGCTTGAAATATCTTTTGCCAACTTGCGCACATAATTGTTGTAGCAAAGAGCATCAATTTCACCTTCGCCAACGCAATACTCGTGCTCGCCGTCTTCTTCTTCGACCTTCTCGATGTAGGCTTTTGTGAAAACGCCAAGAACCTCAGCGTCTTCGAATACCGGCATCCCATCTACAAAACCGGTTTCTCCGTGGCCGCATATTTCCGTGCGATCATCGTCAAGAAATTCAGCCCGAAGAAACATGCCCGGGATAGAAGCGATATTCTTCTCGACATATGTGTCAATCCACGAAATGCCATTGCGGTTGTAATGCGTGCCGACCTCATTTACTTCGTCAATTGTCGATTCTGGAAATACCTCGCATAGGATGGCTTTGAATTTTCTGCGACCATTTTTCATACTTCGGTTTGACAATTCAAATGCTTTCAATCTTCTCACCACCTTTCGTTTTTCTGTATACAAAAAGAAGGCTCATGCCCTCTTTTTACAATAGTTGTGTAGGATCAAATCCTAACGCTATATACATCAGAGATGTAGTTGCCGTCATCGAGCTTAAACCAGCCGGTTTCTGAATCAACTCCAACGGCATTCAGAACAGTACCTTTGCCGACGGTGCGCTGAATAATACCGGTTGCGGTATTAGGGGCACTGCGGACGTTTACCCTGTTGCCCGTAACTCGAACCTTGAATCTGGCAACGGCGAAAGCCTCCTGCATTTTCTCGTGCGTAAGCTCTCCATATTCACCATCGTCATCAAGACCATGTTTGGATTGGAAATCCTTTACGGCATTCACAGTCTTTGTTCCGTATTCGCCATCTACCCCGTCCTCATTGGCACCATAAGTACCAAGATCATATCCAAGAGCAAGCAAATAGCGCTGCAACTCAGCTACGTCTTCGCCTTCCATGCCTTCCTTCAAAATACGAACGCCCAGAACGACGGGGGTTGTTTCAGCTCGCCTCTCGTATTTGTCGCCGCTGTTCAAAACTATGGCTGTATGCCCTTTGCTTCGAGTATTCAGCACATCGCCCTCGCCAAGCCAATCACTTCGGTCAGTATACTTCGTGCCAATCATCTCGATGAACTCGCCGCTGGATAGAAGGGCTTTTGCCTCACTGGATGTATTGAAGTTGGGCAAGTCAATGCCAGCATACTTGGCGCACACGCGAACAAGCGCCGAACAGTCGGTTTCGACGTTCTTATCGATTTCAAAAATATTAAAACCGTTTGTCTCAAGGAACTGGTATAGCGTCAATCTCTGATGTTGATCATAGCCGACGTTATCGTCTGCGCAAATGATTCGCATTGCCTCAGCCATTTTCTTTGCCTTAGCTGGATCTTTTGCACGGAATACTCGCCAGCCTTTGCTGTGTTTGTACCATGCCTGAGTACTCACTTCAAGACCATTTTTCTGGTCTCCGGCTTTCCCGCCATACGCCTTGCCTTTCTCGTCACTGCGGGCGGAGCCTACGTATACAGTCGCCATTTCGCTTTCCTCCATGTTTCTTCGGGATTACCTATTGTCACTAGGACTAGGCAATGCATTCCCGTTGTTGCTTCTCGATTGAATGGTCTTTTCGGAGGGATCGTCTGTGACTGGTCTTCCACCCTTATTCTCGGGGTCAGATCCAGACATAGTATAGCTGGTTTGGTGTGGCTTGTACTTTTCATATACGCCAGCCTCAATCTCTTCGTCCAATAGCGCATAGAAGACGTCGGGCTGTATGCCACATGCGGCACACCAAAGAGATAGACTGCCGCATCCCTGCAGATACAGCTCCTTGGCGTAATTTACCATACCCTTCTTGTTAATGTGGGTAATGGGGAGGTACTTGCACTCAACCCAGTTTTTGCGATCCTTGATAATGTTTGCCTGAATGCACTTGTTCAGCTCGTTTTCGATCTGTTCAATCCACTGAAGGATCTGAGCGGTAACAAGCTCCAAGTTAGACTCTTGAGCCGAATAACTGCCGCTGCCGGATCCCGACAGTGCATTTCCGGCAAAGCCTAATGCAAGCGCAATCTTGTTGTCAATGTTAGACTCGTTCTTCTCATCAAAAATATCTGTGTTAGTTGTGTCGATGACACCTATCTTGGTTCCCGCCGCAACAGAGAAGAAGGACGTGCCGCCTCGATTGTTCTTACTGAGAACGGCGCCCTTTACTGCTGCATGCTGACGCTCCTGTTGTTGCCTGGTCAACGCAGAAGTGCCTTTGTCTTTTCCCTCTGGGAATGTCTGGTAGATAATGCGGTTATTCATCTCATCCAGCACGTTCCGCTTGGTATCAGTAAAATAATCGCGGTATAAAATATCTGTGATCGCAGCCAAGACGAGCGGTCTGCCATAAGGCTCATCTTTTTTTGAGCGAATCTTATGAGTAATGGTCTTAGTATTATCAAGGACTACCCAGTTACCAGAATTCCTTGACTTTTGATTTCGCCTGTGCCGATAAGCCTCCCGGATCTCTTTCGGATACTTTCTCAACTTTTGCTCACAGGGCTCGCCTGAGGCATCGTTAAAATAATCCAAATTGAACGCCAGAACATAAGAAGAATTCTTAATGCCTACTATGCGCGTATAATCAACGGGCAATGAAATCACGCTCGCGTTGATACCAAGCTCATTGATTTCAGAAATACAAGCTACGTCATAATCGGTCAGCATTCTTTTATTCGAGTATGGCCGGTCTGTAGTTTCGAAATAATAGAAAGCAACGCCCTCGACCATTCCTTTGAATAGGGCGTCACGTATTACTTCTTTATCCTTGATAGTCCGAAGCGTCGAGAGCATAAGATCTTTGTTGCGGCGCTTCTTCTTTTCGCTGTCTCCGTGAGACACAATAACCTTGTCCAGCGTAGGCAGCGCGGTCATGTAATCAACAGTATTCGTATACGTTCCGTTACTTCCGTAGAGAATAAGGGATATCTCTCGCAATAGCGAGTTGTTTTGCATTGGATCACGGACAAGCGATGCCAGCGATTCAGCCGAATACAGGTCGAATACGTTTAAACCAAAGTGATAATTTGAATATGCCATTGAACTTGCCAGCGAGCAAAATTCATTGGTGGCACTTGTTTCGACAGATGACTGTCTGGAAGTCTCCTGCTTTGTGCCTCGAGGAGGACTTTTCCTCTGCGCATTCGGCTGGGAGACGGGTTTGCTCTCCATGGACGTCGTCCTCCTTTCAGTTGATAAATACTTCGAACTCATACTCATCGCTCTTTGAAATTAGATCTTTTTCAAGAAGCGATGCAAAGTATGACCCGTAGCTGCAAGAGGTGTATCTATCCTTGCGGCTTGCACCAGCCTCTTTAATGACGATTACACCTGTTTGCTCTTTCTTTTCGTATACAAGAGAGGTGGTTTCGCCAATCAAAGCCTGTGTTTCAAGGAATGGAGCTTCGAAGAAGGATTGTACCTCAGGATCGGGCGAACTTACATAATCCTTGATGTTGGGCAGAATTTCTTCGCTGGCCTGTTCGAACCCAACTAAAAGGTCGATCAGGCGTTCATTCAGAATGCGCCTGAAATCCTGAGCGATATCGCTATTTAGCTTTTGAGAGGCATTAATGGCAAAGATGCAGGGAATAGCACCCTCAATCTTTATGCGGCTGGCGATACCCTCGTCGTTCATACACACGAGAGGCGAATACTCGCAATCGCGCTCTTCGTCATACATAACTTTTGCAAGCATATCGTATATAGCAATCTGTTTGTTATCATATCGGCTTTTTATCCGATATTTCTGACGGTTGACTTTCCGTCAGTTCAGCATATCTTTTTGCCGTGGTTTGTGATGAAATCTGTTAGCTGTTCCATTGTGTTTTTACTTTTTCCAAAGATACTGTGAAATCCATAATGACATTGTTGACATAATGTTATGCCATTTTGCAGTTCATATCTAAAACGAGGGTTATCTTTCCAACCATATATATGGTGCGCGTGAAGTGTAACGCGTGAGCTCTGAGAGCTCTTTCGTTTGCAGCATTGACATGTGAATAAATCTCGAGAAAAAACGTTTTTACGCCACTCGATATATTCAAGCGATGAACGTTCCGCGCGATGATACAAAACACCGCCCTTCCATCTGTGGTTCATTTTCCCACTTTTATGATAATTAGCGAGAATATATGGAACGCCATACCTCTGCAAACAAGTGTGTGATGCCTTTTCGCGTATAGCTTGATTTTGCATAGGGTGTTTATGTCCGTAACGTTGAATATTAGTATTCACGATTCGTTGCTTTATCCCCTCGGATTGAAAAGGATTTTCACAACCATATCTTGTCATGTTCGTTGATTTCACTTTAGCCTGTACACTATCTATCATTAGAACACTAGCAACCCCGTAACGATGAGCGACAACGTCTTGTATTTTGTATTTTCTACAATTTATACAACAATCCATATGAACGTCAGACTGCATATTCTCTTTTATATACCGATACCACGGCTTCATAAAATGATCTCCGCAGTAATCACACACAATCGTGACGTTGACGTTACTACCTGCCTTTAGATCACAAACGCGAACTGCGAATTGATCATTCATTTGTGAATACTCATACCCTTTGTCAATGTACCACTTCTTGTTATTTGGATTCCATTTTTGCATTACTTCAGTACTAAGCAACATTCAACCACCTCCATACGTATAAATAGCCGAAGGTATAACCTCCGGCGTACAGGAAATGGTTGGTATTTATCCAACAAATTTCAATCAAACTTTAGGCAACGCAGCCTCTTGGATGGATTATATTCTGCATGTGCAGGTTCACCATCTATGCGTTGTCCCTGACCAAGTTTTTGCGCTTGGCCTTCAGGTCGGATTCGCATCTCAGCGTCCCCGATTTTTTCTGCGTTCATAATAAGGTGCGTTTCCGTACCAAACGG